AACTCATCTACAAAATCAGCAAAGCTATCACTTAAATCAAAATCGTTTTTCATATCTTATACATTCTTTGGATTAATTAAAAAATCATATTCTTTTTGTACATCAAATGACGGACAAGCTTTATTAGCGAATTCGTTATGTCCGTGCAATGTAGCACCTGGATACATTTCCATAAGTGCATCTAGTAAATTAGCAAGAGCCATTAATTGCTCTGGATTTCTAGTGTCTTTAGGAGTCTTTCCATCTTTTTCTACACCTCCGATATAGCAAACACCGACACTATTGCTATTTTGTCCCTTAGTGTGTGCGCCACTTCTATCTATAGGTCTACCTTCTTTTATGCTTCCATCTATAGAAACAATGTAATGGTATCCAATATCTGACCAGCCTCTGCCGTCAACGTGCCATTTTCGGATAGTATCTACACTGATATCTTGGCCCTCTCTAGTGGCACTACAGTGCAAGATAATTTTATTTATTTTGCGAGATGATTTTTTTAAGTTCATATTATTTTACTTTTTTAATCTCCGATGTCCAAGAGGTATAGCAAACTCCTAAACGCTGTGAGGTGTCTGGGTACTCATCAATCATTGTAGAATCACTCATACATCTTTCTATAAATTCGGGTCTAGTCTCCTTCAGATTCGGAACTGGTATCGGCATTGTCTTTAGTATTAGAATTAGAAAAAATAGGCTCGTCCCAATAAAGGAAGAGCCAGTCACTATTAGAATTTACATTTTTCATAACCTATTCATTAACTAAATGTCGATAAGAAAGCTCTGCTATAAAAGCCGTATAGATAGCGTATAATGGACTTACTCCCATAGCAGTATACAAGATAAGGCTACACCAAAAAGAAAGGCATAGAACGCAGTTAAATGGCTTAAACGGCAATAAGTTCTCCATCACCCATCCGTAGGGTTCAAATATAAATAGGAATGCAAACATCAAACCTACTGAGGATACTAATATCCAATCGTTATAAATTTCTATCATAATTATAATTGTTGACTTAAATAAGAATCTTTCACATATCTTTGTAGGCGTGTAAACTTTTCGCCATCTTCTATGCACACTACATAACCTTTAATGTTATGTCCGTATACATCACTATGGTTTAGACTAACTATCTTGTTAGTCATAGTGCTATATATAATACTTATTATTAGATTAGCAGCACTCTTCCCACCCTGGTAGTAATACAGAAACTTCTCACAACTGCGCATAACGGCAGAGTCTATTAGCGATTGCTTTAACTCTTCATTGCCGTCTGTGACAAAAGCAGAACCAGCAATCTCTATAGCACGTTGAAGTATAAACTCGCCAAGAGGTTCTGTTATTCTACCTTGTTTTGCAGACAATATCGCTTCACGCTCTATTGCTAGCTTATCGTATCTGGTATTCTTCTTCAACCTTGTTGAGTATCTGTATGATTGTAGGTAGATGGTCTGAAAGTTCTTGTGGGTTTACGCCCAGTTCATATCCCAATCCAACCAATGTGACTGGCCTGCCGTTAAGAACCATTCTATCGATGACATTGTATATATCGAGAATGAAATCTGCTTCATCGTTAGTGAGTTCTTCGTAGTATTGGTCAAGTGACATATCAATATGATGAGCGAAGCCTATCTGCCTTGTCGGGGTCAAGCTCGGCAATTAATTCAATGTATTCTTTTTCCCTTCTGTAAGCTTCTTGAATCTCCTCTACAGTAGAATCAGTGCCTATATTAGTAAACAGTTTTGCCATCTCATAGAGATACAAATCAATTCTGTTCTTAATTAATTTACAAGTCTGATAATTGCGTTGATTAATCATTGTCTACAATTTTAAAGTCGGTGCATCTGATTGTAACCAGGAACGTATCTTTCGGTAAATCCTTGTCAATCTTGATGTTAAGCCTTTTGTAATACTTGTTACCATCGTCCTTAACGATACCTTGAGAAACGAGAGTATCAGATAGAAATTTTGAAACAAGAATAATGTTGTCAACGTCGTGACGAGAATTATACCTAATATGAATCTCATAGGAAGAGCAAGTAAAGTAGTCATACTTCTCAAGCTCTTCTTTGCAAACTTTTGAATATTCATCTTTTTGTTTTTTTCTAATAGCCCAATGCTTACCAGCGTAGTATTGGTTAAGGCTTGGAGGCTTCGGTAGATTTAGTTCTATATCATTTACCATAAGGCGTAAGGTCTATGGTTGCTTTGTATCCATAACGAGCAACAAGTAGTTCGTGTAATGGAGGTATCCATCCTTCAGCATTATCATCTCCTGTAGCACCATTGCCAACCACCTTGTAGTTAGAACGCTGTAGGTGTTGTAGCAGTTGTACTCTATCAAATACAAAGCCAATATCCTTGTCTCCAGTCTTCAGTATATAGAAGTAGAAGTCAGCCTTGGACTTTAGAATACCAGAGTCACAGTCTCTTGTTGTACTTCTAAACTCAATGTATAGGTTAGGTTGCTCTGGAATACCGCGCCTTGCTGCCCACATATAAGCTTTGCTGTCATACTTAACTTCAATAGTTACTGTACGACCAGCTTTGTTGGCTTTAACATCCCAATCGTAAAACAATTCTTTTGGAGCTTCTTCAACCTTGTACCCTTTATCTTTTAGATACTTCATTACAATATCTTGGCCGTAGTCTCCAGAGATACTTGCTATTACGAATGTGTTTCTTTTAGCCATTCTTCATTCTTAGTGCCACCTTCAATAGTATCAAGTAACCGATTAAATCCTGGACAGTATCTTCTGTCTCATCTGTAATACCACGCATCTTTATACGCATTAGCTTATCATCAATGCGACAACATAGGTTATCTACTGCATTACCGCTTGCAAATATATTTGCTGGGTTGAGTGCAGAATCTCCATAAGCTTCATTCTTTAAAATCAAAAGTTTTGTTACGGCTTCCGACTCCTCTACAATTAAATCTCTTGTATTCATAGTACTAATATAACTAATAATCAAGTAAATCCACGTCTACCTTATATACCCTACTGACACCATTTCCCTCAATCACTATTCTTCCAGAGGAAGGATTAAAGAATATGTAGTTTTCTGTGCAACCAGTATAATCAGATACATCAAACTTGTAGTACTTACCATTGATTGAGATGTTACCATCCTTCTCCACCACAATGTTGAGCGCATCGCTAACATTAAAACGAAGGTAAGCCCTCACGAGGTTTGCGAAGGCTACCTTCCTATCAAGAATTAGGCTGTGGATATGCGTATTGTTTTTCTCCTCTGCTATTGAGTTCATAGTATCTGTTTTTCATTTTATCGTAATACAAAGTTACACTACCTAATTTGCCTACAATCTTTGGTTTAGCTTTAACAACAGTAATCTCTACTTGGTTAGGCTCGTAGGGTATGCCATTACCATCTTCTAATCCATAGGGGCAACGCCATACATTAATAACCATCATACCTTTGCGACTCCATTGCATACCGCCAGCGATATCGTTCATCGTTGGTTTGTCTACATATGGTACACCATTCTTGTACTTAGCCTGTTGATGTTTGGTATGTACTGTTACAATTGTATGATAGTCCTTTTCTGCTGAGTGCTTACGAATCTTTGTAAGTACTTGACCAATAGCAATATCATCACGCACACCACTACTAACATCTGTCTTAATCTCAGTAAATGGGTCAATCATACAACCATCAATAGTGATGAAGTTGTCTGTCTCAATCTGCTCAACGGCAGTATAGAAACCTTCAACTGTTAGGTCTTGCAATCCGCTATCAATAATATAGAAGTGTTCATTGATAAAGCTTATAGCCTTTTCTGTCTCTTCATCTGTAGCGGTGAGATGGTCATTTATTAAGAATGGCTTACGCAAGTACACCCAAAGTAGTTCTGCAAAAACCTCTGTAGGAGAGCCAGTCTCTGGCGAGTATAATGCCCACTTCCACCCACTGTACTCAGATAGGTTCATCATAAGCTCAAACCCAAATTGGGATTTACCTTGATGCGCACCAGCATATATGTATGTAGTAGAACCTTTCTTAACGGAGTACTTGTCAAACAGAGAATCAAAACCTGTCCAAGCTCCTTTCTTAACACCCTCATTACGGAGGGTAGATAGAGAATCTCTCACATCCTCTACCTTGTAAATAATATTTCTCATTGCTCTTATTTATTTATTTACCAAATTCTTTCTCGTAATCTTCTTCTTTGTGTGCAAAGGATTTGCTTATCTCTTTGCGGTAGAACTCTTTTGCGATATGGAAGTCATACACAGATTTTCCAGTGAGTCCATTAAATGCCATCATCTTAGCAATCATCTCTGGATTACGGTTGATAGCATTAATATCTTTTGCTCTTGTAACAAATTGGAATGGCCTATCTTCTGTACCGAGATACATATTGGTGTATCCATTACCACGCTTCTTCTTCCAAGCAAGGCGTACACCGATATCAAATATAGTTTGTCCTTGTTTCAACTCTTCTGCTTTTTCTTCTTCTGACATATTACATTCTAATTAATCGTAACCTTCTCTGATACTTACGGATAAGTAGTGCTGAGTTGGTTAGTTGGTTCTGTATCTCCTCTGTCCATCCAAATCTACTTGCTTGGATAGTGAGGTTT